TTTGTTGCTCTAGAATGTCCTTCTCTGTTTCAAGAGACTCTTCTAGTAGGCGCTTCGACTGCTCGCGAGCGGTGACGGTTTGCCGCAATCTTTCTAATGCTTCTGGTGAGATATCTTCTGCCATTTATAAATCCTACCTAAATGGCCACTTAATGCCAGTTGTTCCCTCGAAGCCACGGATGGCTGAGTCAAGCTTTGCCTTGCTTTGGTATGTGCGGCGATCGTCCAAGCCATAGCGCGAAATGGCTGAGATATAATTCTTCTCTCCACCAAGTGCTCTGGCAAAAGACTCAACCTCGGACTTGGTGCCAACGACCTTGACGGGGAGTTCTAGGTCGCCAAACATTGTTCTGAGGATACTCTTTGTCCAAGAGCCAAACATACGGAGCCAGCTTTCATTAATGCCTTGCTCGCGGACTTCGTTAAAGTCAATAACGATTTCTGTTAATTTATCTTCTCTTAGTTCTTCGGACATATCGTAACTCCCCAGATATAATAAGTCATTATAATTAGTTTTATCTACAAATAAAGCCGGAAACGCTTCCGGCTTTACTAGGTGGGCAGATTCGAAGGAATCGTGTGATGTGTTTTGTTCTTGTTGCTCGAACCCTTTTCGACTGCTTCGCGCTCGGCTTCCTTCTCCTTGACAAGTCTTTTGACGAACCAGGTTCTAAGCCCGACTGGCAAACTGTATGCCTGTTGGAAATCCCAGTTTCCGTGGTACATTAAGGCAAAGAACTGTTCGTAAATTGCCTCTATATACTTATCGGTTAGGCCAAAAAAAGTCAGCCGTAAACGGCACCCCCATCTCCTGTTCGTGACCACAATTCCCACAGATGAAATCCTGGGTGAGATCTACGTTTGGAGTGATACAGCGATAAGCGGCGCGGAGATATCTCGAATCATAAGCCGGCATCATTTCAATAAATCTTTCGATTGTGTTTCTGTCATTATCACCGTTAAGCGAAACAATAAATCGATTGAACTGGGCGGTTAGGTTGCCTTCGATGGAAGTCCTTCTCTTGTTGCGATCGACCATCTGTGTGATCTGAGCTTCATCCTCACCGTTGAGGATTCTAATTTGAGCCTGGACCTTTGTTAGCGGGAGATCAACGAGGAAAGTTCCGTCGTCCATTTCCGTAATAGCATAGTCCTCGTGGTTATCTCCACTATATACAGAAGCCTGCTTCAAGTTGAAGGGGAATGTAGCCTTGGTATTGCAGGAGGGGCACGTAACACTGGTTTCATATGTCTCGCCATACCCGGTAACTCTGGCAGCAATTAGGATTGCGTTCCTATCGCCGATAAGAAGACGGTTTGGTTGGATTCTCTTATCAACAATTACATTGCTAAGAAACTTCTCGATTGCCACACCCTTCTTCAAGAGGGTCTGAGATGTGAGAATGTCCTCATCCTTTGCTGTCATAAAACGAATCTCGACAGTATCCTTGCCGCTCAAAGGATGTGAGGGACCATAAAAACGCCCCTTGCTGGGGAGTTCAACGAATTCAGTTGGGGTTACAAATGAAAGAGGAGAAGCGGTCGGGGTGACCACTTCTTCTTGCTCTTCTTGTTTTGGGGTATTCTTTACGCGCTTCTGATTGTTCCTTGCCAATTTACACCTCTTAGTTTAAAAGTATTATACTACGTTAATAGTATGCTTTTAAGGAGTAAATAGACGACGTTGAACAAGCTCACCAGGATCACGACCGTCAGTAGCGGGGATCTCGAAAGAAGCCCAGTCGTAGCGGAGTCTTAGATCCACAGTGGCTAGGTCTTCACCCTCATAAGAGTATTCGTTAAAGGAAACGTTGGTGATGAAGGGGTTGTTGAGAGTCCATTCTTCTAGAATGTCACCGTCCTCGTCGATGGCACGGATGATGACGCTTCCAAGCTCAGCAGAGGCGTTGCCCTTGCCGATTGTGGTTGTTGAATCAACCTCGTTAAGGTTGGCTGGGACGTTGTATCCGCTTCTACGAAGGATGGAGAGAAGAGCACCAGTTGCGTCTGGATTAACAGGATCGACCATAGAGACTGTCACTTCGTCCCACTCGACCTTTCCTGGGTAGTAGAAAGTGTGGTTAAGAAACTTGTGGTTGGATTGTGTGACTGTGAAACCGGGCTTGGTTACGCTACGAGCATACCAAGTAGCACCCTGTTCCATTCCAGTGATTGTAACCAAGAACCTAAACTGTCTCTTAGGCTCGACTTGTCCAGAACTCCAAAATGGCATCTTCTATTTTCTCCTTACAATTTAAATAGTGCTAACTATCTTTTTTCCTTAGTCGTCGAATGAAGCGCCAGTTCTTGTGATTACAAAATCAAGAGCGATAAATTCGATAGAGCGGGCAGGCTTCAAGAAAATCTTAGCGTATAGAATGTTTCTATCAACTAGATCCGGGGTGGTTGTGGAGCTATCCAAAACAACTCGGAAATCTGTCAAGCCGAAGCGAGCCTTAACGTCTGTCAAGAATGGGTTGGCAGCAGCCGTGAAGCGGTCCCAGGTTGTTTGAACATTGGGATCGAATAGAATTGTGTTAGCAATTCTTGAAACTTCCTTCTTGACAAAGATCATTAGACGGCGAACGTTAATTCTGTCTAGTGCGGAAGGTGTGACTTGTAGCGTCTTTTGACCGAAGACCACGATACCCTCGTTGGGGAAGGTGGCGATTGGGTTAATGTTGGCAGCATACAAGTTGTCACGGTCCTTAGAGGTTAGACGCATCTTCACGCCAGTGACAGGAATTCCGGCAGCACCGTTTGAGAGACCTCCGCGAACAAAGCCAGCGGGGGCGAACCAAAGCTCGGTGCGAGCCTGGGAAGTTCCGAATGTGCCTAGGGCGACGATTGAAGGTGGTGCATCGACCAGACGTCCGGTGCCTGTATCGCGGATTTGAACGAATGGGAAGAAGCAGCAGCCGTAGCTGGAATTGATACTTCTTGTTCTTAGCCCGCTGATGGCTGTTGATACGTTAGGCGCACGGGTTGTGGCTTCAAGGTATTGCTTACCTTCTTCTCTTGGCGTATAAGATCCTTCGATATCGATGATTGCTAGGGCATCGCCACGCTCGCCACAAGTGGTGAGGAGGTGGTCTGTTAGAACAGAGTTGGTGATGCCTGGAACCGTCATTAGGTTGGTATCGACATACTCTGGATCCTTGACTGTATCGATTGCTCTCTTAACTGTGTTGAAGGCGTAGTTGTTAAGCTCTGTCTTGCCAGACAAGAGAGTGTTTCTAAATGGCTCCTTCTCCGTGACGTCAAGACCGTCGAAGCCACCGTGCATCGGAGCAGTGAAGCGGTCGTAGCCGAGGTCGAGAAGGGCTCTTGTGCCGCTGAGAGCGGTATAAGAGGTACCATCAACGCGGGATCCGGAGCGGGCGAAGACGCCGGCAGATCCGGAGCCAAGAACCAAGTCGTCCATTGAGAAGGCGAAAGAAGCCTCTGTTTGAGTGTTACTAGCAAAGGTGCTGTAATCAACGGACAGTGGTCTTGTGAGGTCGTAGTAGCTGGCGTCAAAGACGAGGCTGCTAGCATTCTTAGTGGTTTGAATACCGAAGAATGCGTCAGTTGGGTCTGTAAGGTCGCCGTCACTAGCGCTTAGTCTTGTTCTAATGGCTGGATACACAAAGCTAGCAGAGATGTTGTTGTCTCCTGCATCAACTTGTGGGTATAGCAAGGAAGAGCTGGCAGCTGTGAATGGGATGTTGGCATTACCCTTAACAATGGTTTGTGCCTCGCCAGCGGCTGTTCCAATTGGGAAAGCCACGTTGGACCCAGAAGCAGCAGAGAAACCCTTAAAGCGCTGAGGACCTAGATAGCCGAATGGAAGTGCGGCTGGGTCAATAGCTCCGTTGGCGACGTCATCATCAACGACGACGCGAACATAGGCAGAAAGGTTATCGTAATCTCCGTAGTGACGGATTCTTCTCTCTGTATCGTCCCATTGGACAAACTTATCACCGATTCTGCGAGCAATGTAGTTCTCAGAATTTGGGTTAAGGTTTAGATTGTCGAAGCGTTCGAGATATACGGGCTTGTTGTCGATATCCGTGACGCTACGAAGTGTAACGGAGAAGGAACCGAAGGGATCGATCTCTGGATAGTCGGGGGCACGTAGGTTCTCGATAGAGACCTTGATGTTCTTGTTAGCCCACTCACCATAATCAAGTGCTACAAGCTTGAAGAGAGGTTGGTTGTTAGAGAGGTTAAAGTTTGGACTATCTCCTAGGTCCTGTGAGCGGAAAAGGGGAGTCTCGGCACTTTGGAAGCCTCTCTTATGGTCATCGAATTCACCAGCGCTTCCGCTAGCAAGACCGAGGACAACACCGAATGTATCGCCGGCAGCGGTGCTGCTGACTTGGGCAGAGACAAATTGGTCGTATGTCTCTCCTAGCCAGTAGGGGTAATAGCCGTTTGATGTGCTTTCAACAAGGTTTGTATTAACCTGGGATGGGTTTGTGTTGAAGACTTTGCGGATGTACTTGTCGCTGTTTGGATCGAAGTTGAAGCAAACTCTCTCAAAGACTGTCTCATCTTGTAGAATCTCAGCGATAAACTCATTGCTAGCGCCACGGCTTTCAATCAAGGCGCCGGCAGAACTTGTGGTCACGCCGTCGGGCGCATTACCAACAAGACGGATGTTAGTGCCTGCGGAGAGATACCAGACAGCAGCGACAGATCCGGTCTGATCGTTGTTAGCGCTACTGGAATTGATGAGGAATAGACCGTAACCACTACCGTTAGTGGAGGGGTCGTTGGTTACAGAAGGAGAACCGAAAGATCTCCAACCGGCGTCACCGCCAGTATCGAAGTTCTGGTGTTGCGCACCAACAAGACGCACAACAGTGGCTGGGGCTTGGGCAGAAGCTAGCCAAGCTTGGGCAGCATAAGCGCCATAGGTAGGTCCATCAAAGCGACCTGAACGCCAGTTGTCTCCGCCGCCTGCACCTGGGTCTGGACGACCAAAGATTCTCACAAACTCTTCAAATGAAGAAACCCTTACTGGGCGCAGACCTGGACCTTGTGCCATACGACCAATAATGGTTGGTCCTGTTGCATCAGGCTGCACTGGGATTTGTGAACGATCAATTTCATTTACGAATACGCCAGGGGAAATGAATTTGAACTTGTTAGCTCCGCTTGCCATTATTTAACTTCTCCTTGCTCTTTTTTACGCACCATAGTAATTACTACTTAGGACTACTCGTAGTAAATAGTAACTCGCCCTCGCAAAGTCCAAAATTACTCACGATAAAAGGCGCCAGAGATAGTAGTAGGAATATCACCGAAGATCACCTGCTCTCTGGGTATTTTAATTTCGACCGCATTTTCACGAATAGTCATCTTGGGGCGGTCTTCATTCTTGCCAGCACCAATCAAATATCCTAGCACTCTGACATCTATTTTAGTCTCAAACATTCTCTCATCTTCGCCCAAATTGGCAACATTATTGTTTTGAGCAAAGTTCTGAGGAAGGAAGCCCTCGAACTTGTGACCATCAGCATTGATAAAGAAATTGTTTATTTGCCCCGTCTTGGTGATGAAGGGTGTCAGCATATCATTAATTTGTTGGAAGTATTCTCCCTTTAACGTTACAGAGTATGTGACGTTGATATATGTGGGCACGGGCATCGTAAGCGTCTCATAGACCACCTTATTGTTCTTAAAAGGAAAGTTCTGTTGTCCTGCGAGGGGTCCTTGCCCACCAAAGGTTGGTCTTGTCTTATATGCATCCGCATTTGCAAAGTCACCAGTCTTAGATTGGTTGATTCGCTTTGACACCATTATGGCACCACCCTTAGCATCCTTTTGTGGCGGAATGTGTGCTTGGTAGATACCCTTACGAGTGGGATCTTTTACTATCTCTGTTCTCTCGATACTGATGAACGGAAGCTTCAAAACGCCGAACCTATCTCTTAGACCCTTATCGTGCTTGACTTGGTATGCTCGCTCAGCTGAAATCCAGATGAGCGGGACCTTCTTGAACCCTTCGTTCGTGGTGGCAGATATATCCAATGTCTCATCGAGCCAAGTATAGAAGGCTTGATCTATTGTCTCCAAAGTGGAGGGCATAATTTCGTATTCTTTATCTGCCATCGAAAACTCCTGGGCGTGCTCTAATGCACTTTGCTGAGACTTCTACACTATGATCTACTTGACCATATATCTTTCTAGGCTCTGCTGTTTGAACGATCTCGTAATAAACATCACCATATAGAACAAAGTCTCCTACACGAACATAAAGGTCTTGGTCCTGCGTTAGGCGCCTATGGTGGAAGTGAATGGTGATCGCATAGTTTTGATCCACGGCGCCGCTTGACATAAATTCAGAAGAGTATTCATTCCACTCAATAAGCGCATATACTCTAATAGGAGGCAAGAAGGTCTTTTCTATTGCTTCTCCATAAAGAGGATGAAAGTTTGTCGTCTTCTCATCTATGGCATAATAAGCAACCTGCTGACCAACCACTCTTTCGATAAGTTCGTCATTAACCTGCTTAATTAGGTCACGCTCTTTTTCACCTACGAATAGTGGTGGTGGCGGACTCTCGGGCTGTTCCCAGCGATTATCACCCATACTCTACCCCTATCCTTGGAAAATTGGCAACGGCGCGCCCTGCTTCAAAGTTGTCACGCTGTTGGCGATACTTGCATCTCTTTCAGCCAAGGCAGAATATGCCATCTCATCAAAGAGCTTCTTCAATTCTTCTCTCAAAGCGTTTTGCTCGTCCTTTGCCTGCGAAGCCAACTCAGCAGAATTAAGAGTAAGATTCTCACCTGGGATCGGAATGGTCCCAAATTTTCCTCGAATCTGCGATAGCGTCTCCTTAGATAGAGCCAAAGCAAAACGACGAATCCACTGCTTACCAACTGAGTTAATGTTCTCGAACGGAATATTGGCAAACGGAATCGTGTTAAGGTTGTTAATGCCGTCTAGACCATCCTTCATATCAGGATCTTCTTCAAAAGCATCACCGAGCACTTGGAATGTGAAATACATCTTGCTTATCTCGCCAGTCACTGGTATAGGGAAGATTCTCAGCTTATTATTTCTAATTTCATAAGAGAAGTGCGAAGTCCTAGTATAGATCATATCTTCAAAGTTCATCGCTTGAAGCTTGTTTTGCCAGACTGGAATCACTTCAAAAGTAGAATCGTCAGCATATTGTCCATAAGTAGCGAGGTTTCCTACAACATTAAGCCCACCGTAGTATCCATAGAATCTCCACATAGAGCGAGGCGTCTTGTAGAAGACACGATTAACGATGATCCTGCTTGTCTCTTTTCCGGCTAGATCAGCAAAGTAGCTTGAACTGGCAGCTAGCGAAGAAGACACGATTGCCTGCAAGTTATAGTCCTGCTGATTTGTAATCACATCAAATGAAGCAGAAAACTCTGGTATTGTGCCACCCAAGCCGGCATCCAAGGACATCGCGTTTCCGTAACGTCTCGCATATTCGAAACGCATCTCAGGATATTTAAGTTCTATGCCTCTGCCGCCTAGGCTAGAAGAGAGGGAGCCTGACTTGATTTCACCCAAGTGGTCAAAGGTGCCTGTCGTATTTCCAAGAATGCTGGAAAGGATATTCTTTGCTTGGTGAGTATTGACAATGTATGAATACTCTAAGACTGCTTCCTCATAGTTGGCATACACGTTAGAAGAGCTAAGCTCAATGTCCAAGACATCGCCGCCTAGTTTCTTATATGTATAGGCAACTTGCGAAGCAGCACCGGATAGAAAATCAACAGAGCCCGTATATACACCAAGTGGGACAACGGCTGCTACCTCATCTGCCGAACCAGTTGCTGGTAAGACAATTGGGCTTGGGTTTTGTTTTGGTGATAGAACGGGCACAGACATGCGTAGAATTCTCCTCTAAATAATTAGTTGGGAGAACTCGAAAGCGCGGCTATGCTGTTGTTTTTGCGCGCGTGCTTGTTTTTCTCGTAGCTTTTCTGGATGTTGTACTGGATTTTCTAGAAGTTGTTGAACTTTTCTTAGAGCTAGTTGCTTGCTTCTTAGTCGTCGCAGTCTTCTTGGTTGCCTTGAAGGTGGGAGCCTTGACCTCTTCTTTTTTTAGAACTTTTGGAAGCTCTGGGGCTTTGAGAGTTTCGGGCTCAGGGGCTACAATAACAGTTGGCTCCTTTTCCTCTTTTAACTCAAGAACCGGCTCTTCTACAACTGGTTCTGGTAGGGTTATCTCCTCTACACTCTCCGCGTCTTCTGCGTGTAGGTTGTATTTGGTAGCGTACTTTGCCCCAAACTTACTTAGCCTTAATCTATATCTTTTCTTCTTACCCATAGGGTCCTCCGTTGTATATAAATAGTTGTTTATAAAAGAAAACCCCCTCCGAAGGGAGGGGGCTCCATAAGGCTTGATGCTCTAATGTGCTATTAGGATTGACCTGCGAGACCGCCGTTGGCATCAACGTTGGCATCGAGCAAGTAGTAGAAGTTACCATCGCTCATAAGGGTGAATCTATCACCCACAGCGGCTGTTCCGCTGACAACTTGAAGCTTCTTATGATTGATGGCAGCCTTGCCGTCAGCAGCGACGACGACGCCCTTGATGCCGTTAGCGAGCTGTGAATCGAAATCCAAGTTTGCAGCGGCAGCTGTCTTAACCACGAAAGTAAAGGTAGCCCCAGAAACATCTTGTGGGTCAGGTAGCGTGACTGTACCGGAAGCCTGTGTCACAAAGAAGACAGCGCCACTTTCATTCTCGGAAACACTATCGCCGGCTGTTAGTGTGATGACGGAGCGATTAACGCCGCCCAATGTGGAGTTGTTCATTTGCAACTCTCTTCTCAAATTCTCAATTAGGGCTTGTGTTCTTGCCAAGCCTACTCTCTTATTGCCCATAGTTAGAAACCCTCCCTTGGCTCTTAGCCATTTTTAATCATGTCCGCACCCTGTTTAACAGGGCGGGGGCGGGTCACAGCCCACCCAATAACTAGGTAATCTTAATTAGCTGCCAGAAAAGCAAAACCCCTGGCTCCTCGAAAGAAACCAGGGGTCTGCTTGATTTTTATCTAATCAGTGATTAGCTGGTGGCACCAGCCTCACCGATGAGACCGCGACAGATGACGAGACCGTACATATCTGGACGGACCATCTTCTTGGCGTAGCGTGTCATCACGCCCTTACGGGGCACGAAGTCCTCGATACCGAAGATGGTAGGAGTGACTTGTAGCGGGACGTAAGGAGCATAGACGTAGCCGCTTTCTAGGAAGCTTCCACCGCGACGACCGACGAGGACGACGGAACGGGGGAAGTAAGGATCGACATAGACGTCCATCTTCTTAGAGAGCTGACCGACGCGAACAGCGCCGACTTCGCCACGATCACCATCGACGGTGACGTTTCCACGGAATCCAGCGGTGAATTCTAGGATGTTGGCAACCTCAGGTCCGCAGACGACGAAGTTGGCACCACCACGTAGAGTCTTACGGTGGATACGGGCGGAGACATCGTTGATGGTCTCGATTAGGGTCTCATACCACTCGGAAACGGTACCGGTGAAGTCAGGAGCGGCAGAAGCAGCGCCGATTTCAGCACCTGTCTCACGATTGACGAAGAGACCGGGGGAGCGGGACCAGTAGAGCGTACCAGCGGTTGCACCGTTGATAAGGTCTTCGAGGATCTCGCGGTCAATTTCAAGAGCGATTTGCTCAGAAAGGATGCTTGTAAGCTCAACCTCAGCGTCTAGGTTGTGATAGGCGTTAAGGTCTTGACCAAGCTCAGGGGTCCACTTAGCCTTGAGCTTCTTGGTTTGAGCTGTAACAGCGACACTATCCACCTTGATGTTGATCTCAGGGATAGCGGTTTGATCTTCAAGAGCCCAGAGAGGGGCACCGACAACGGAACCAACAGCGTTGGAAGCGTTGAAGTTATCAGCGATAGCGAAGGCAAGATCAAGTGTTCCGTCGAGTTCTTCGGAAAGAGCTTGGGCTTGAGCAGCGGTATCAGCTTCGAAGACGAGAGCCAATTGGAAAGTGGCAAGGCTTGGATCCGTGTTTTGTGTAGAACCAGAGTGGAACTGGGTCAAACGACGGACAAGGCGACCGTTGGTGAGGGTGTTCTCAACAGAAAGAGCGATTAGGTTGGCAACATCAAGTTGATCCATATCGTCTGTTGTACTACCGGTAACACGGCAGACAGCAATACCAGCACCGAGAAGGTCAGGGTCGAAACGAACAAGCTTGTCTAGGTTAGCTTGGCTGTCACCGACAGGAGCGGCGCCAGGAGCTGTGGCACCACCAGAAGCAGTACCGAAGATTAGGTTGTCCATTGGGACGTTGTCATAGGAACCGGTTGGGGAAGAGAAGCCATTGTTGAGAGAGTAAGGACCTCTTTCAGCGTTAGCACCGGTTAGATCAACACCACCGGTGATTTGGCTAGCAACACGACCGCCACCATAGACGGAAGATCCAATTCCTCCATTGTCTAGCTTGTCATCACCATAGGTGAAGTCTAGGAAGAAGATTAGACCAGAAGGTAGGCTCATTGGCTGAACGGACACGAGGTCGTTAGCAATGAGACCACCGAATACGCGACGAACGATGGGGAATGCTACGGAAGCAAAACCCTCGACGTCACCGCCAGCCATGGAGCTGGCAGCTTCGCGGAGAAGCTCTTTGGCTTGATTTTCTAATAGGCGAGCCATGCCATTCTTAGCGTTATCGTCAGTGATGCCTTCGAGAAGACCAGTCTTTTCCCACTTGGAGAGAAGAGCGGCACCTTCCTTGCGCATGTCACGGTTGACGATACCTTCTGTTAGTTTATTGAGTACAGACATAAAAGTATCACCTCCTTTAATTATTTGTTTTTAATACCTGCAAGAATTTGCAATCTGTCAATAGCTGTATCGGCTGTTTGCTCGGGCTGACGCCTGGGCAAAATAGTGGTTGAAGATCTCTTGATTGCTTCGCTTAGGGATTTTGGCATAGCCTTCTTGGAAGGAGTGCCCCCGGTGCTTTGAAGTGTCTCATAGATAACCTTCGCTTCATTTACCGAACCGGCTTTGGAGATAGCTTCGACAATGTTTTCTTTTTGTCGCTCATTCAAGGAGGGGCTACTCAAAATGCGATTCGTATATAATAGTTTTGCGTTTGAAGTGCTCATCTCGTCAAATGCGTTCTTCAATTTCGCAACCGTTTCTTTGAGAGCCTTGTTAGACTCCCCAAGACGTTCGTTTCTCTCCTTAAGGTCTTCAACAGCCTTTTGGAGTTCCTCCTGTTGGGCGCGGGCTTCTTCACCAGCGAGACGGGCGAGTTCCATCTCTTCGTAGTGCTTCATTTGGGATTCTGGTGTTCCAGCCCAACCGCTCTTTTGTGGAGAAATATCGACGACAAGTTCTTCAACGAGGGCGGCGATCGCCTCTTCGTCAAGGACAATGTCATCATCAGATTCTTTAACTAGGATATCATCCTCTTTGTCTTCGGTGCCCATATCAGCCACGCGAAGATCGCCGGGACCCTCAGAGGCTTCGCCGTGTTCTTCCGGATCGTATTCTGGCACCTCTTCTTCTAGGGTTTCGTCGTGATCACCGCAGTGGGCTTCTTCAAGCATCTCTTCTTCTGCGGGAACAACTTCATCGGCAACATCGC